ATGACGAGGCCAATTGAATACATTAGCCACCATATCTTTAAGACTGTCGGCAAAACTTACTTTTTGAAAGTTATGATTGCCTACGAGAATATCAGCGACTGACCCTTTGCCTGAACCTATCAATCCACAAACGCCAATTATTTTCATAACTTAATTTATAACAAAATTATGTAATGTTGTCAAATTTTATCCGATAACAAACCACATTGGTGTTTCACCAGTCATGCTATTGGTAATTTCAAGTTCAAGAGCATCAATCTTGGCTTGACCACGAGTTAGTAAATCGGTCCCGTTCAGAGTTGTTCCGCCTTGTGGACCAGGCAATGTAGAAAACTTGCTTCTAGCTTCACCTAGCATCATCATACATTTAGCAAGAGTATATTCTTTAAGCCATGGGTAACTATATTGGTCAGTTAATAATGTAACATCTGGTCTATAATTTTCTGTCCAAAGCAAAATAGTTTCTTGTGCTGCTTGTGGACGGCGCATAATTGTTATTTGTTTAGTGACCGTATTAAATTGATAGTTTAGATAACCACCAAATAATTTACTTGCTTCTTTTAAGAATGAATTATACAGATACCAAGTTGCTAGACCACCCACACGACCTGACTGAATCATGTAAAAGTTAACAAAGCCTGCTTCAAATGGTTCATATTGTGAAGATGTTCCACTGTTGGCACCAATATTACGCTTAAAAACATTACGAACACTTATAACCTCGCTTGGAAGTGTGTATGTGTTTTGATTTTCTAAAAGATTTAAGAATGAATAACTTTCTTCAACGCTGTTGGCACTGCGTTGACGATATCGAACAAGTGCTTGACTTAATGCAATTTCATAGTGAGCAGGATCAAGTTCAACATCAACCATGCCGTCACCTAATGAATAACGTACATAATCAAATACTTTTGTTTTAAGTTCTTGTAAAGTAGCCATATGAATATTTATGACTAGCGAGTATCCCAATCATTACGATGGCTTACAAGTTCATCACCCCAACGAAGATGAAAATAAACTTCATCTTCTGGTGCAAAATCTGCTTCAATCGTTACTGTATAACCAATATAACCATCAGGGCTATTAATGCCTGTTCTAAACATTGGACTTTGCAGAGCATGTTTCATAACCCATGCACCAGCCTCGCTTTGTTGCCACATGATAATAGGACCAGCAGCATAGAGTTGCGCATCTTCTACATCACCCATACGGAAACGATGAACTATCATACTGTTATTTAATCTACTTCAAATGCCATAAGATAGTAAGTTAAATCTTCTGGTTCAAATTGGGCAGTGACGGCTACACGGCATTCAAGTGATGCAATATCAAAATGGGCATGGAAAGTTATGCTGTCTTTAATGGCATTCTCCCATACCCATTTATAATTTGTACTACATTCATGCCATAATATATTGGCTTCACCTTTTGCATCTTCCAATGCTCTTTCTTTAGTAAATCCATATAAACTTGGATGTAAACTAGTGCGAAAAACCGTGATAGGTTTAGAAGGGCATATCTTCATCTTCTTTACCTTCATACCAATCTGGACCTGGGTCTTTGCCATCTATAACTGCCTTTGTCATACGATCCATTTTACGCTTGCTTGCTAACTTTTCTTCACGGTCAGCAATAGTCTTGTCTTTAAAGCCAAGAATACTAATATACTCACGATACTTCATCCAACCATGCATAAAGTGAATACAATCTTCTGCACTGCCACTGTATATCGTTACACCACGTGTATAGATTGGTAGGATATCACCGTCATCTTTTGGCACGGTAAGTGCAAAATCCGTGCCACTACTTTGCTCATAAGCATAAGAATTGTATGCACCACGACTTGGAGTAATTTCAAACCCAAGTTTATTAGCAAGACCTGTAAGGTCATTGATAGTGCGGTAGTGATTATAGTTTGTCATTAAGCCCACCTCATTGTGAAAACACTTATCATTTCTTCTGGAACAGTTTTGTCAAATTCTACCCACGGTTTAACTTTTCTTGCTTCGGAAACTGTATTAGGTATATTTTGTGGATAAAAACTAGTCCAACCATTTCCTTTAATTCTATTTGGTTCTCTTAAATAGATTTTTTGATTTTTATGGATTTGACCAACATTTTCATGTAACCATAACTCTACACCATAAAGTCTGTATTTTTCTTTTCTTATTTTACCAGTTGGGTCTTCACGATTGATAGTTACATTGATTGCAGGTTCTAACCCATTATAGATACTAATTATTCTCTCATAATTATGCAAGATTTCATCGGCACTGTAATATACTTTCATGCTACATATCCTATAATAAGTTTAATCATATCTTCTTCGTTTAAATAATAACACCAACGATGACTTGTTTCTTGCTGCAAATAAATTTTCGGCGCAGGTAAATCATGATACCAAAGCATTAAATTTCCAAAGTTTTGCAAAAGATAAATGTGCAACTTCATAATTTGTAGACGACTGCGCACAGTGATACGATGGGTGTAATATTTGCTTAACTTATTACGCCCATCTATCCTTACCCAACGAGTGTGGGTATCTAAGTATCCGCTGTCGTATTTCACGAGTCACCTTACTTCACTGATTTAAGAAGTATGGTATCACCGTTTAGACGACCTGTCAAGGCAATTTCTGTGGCACGGATACCGTCCATGAACTTACGGAGTTGGATTTTACCTGCGCCCATAAATGCCTTCATTTGTTCTTGCGGCTTGCGTAGCGTTTTTGCAACGCTTAACTTTTCATCAAAGCCAAGAATAGTGCTGCCCTTGATACCCAATACGCCACTGCTGACAGCAGCCACATACTTGCCAATCTTACGGGTCCTGGTATTGTATACCCACAGTTCCGTAGCACCAATGATATCCGTAGGATTAACAGATACAAGATTGAGTTCCGCAAACTCTCGCATATACTTGACATTCTTAACAACCTTTTCTTTGCTAAGTGGACGAGGCTTACGGACCTTACGAACAGCCGCTTTAACTGCACCATAGGTTGTAAGAGCATCAAACAGTGCCTTATACCATGTATCATAACGTTTGAACACTGGCTTAGTCATCCACGCATAGGCTTCACGTAGAGCAGCATCACCTTTCTTATCCTGTCCTTCAAGCAACTCAGCATATTGCTCACTATACTTTTCACGGATACGAGCAACAAATGCCTGTGGCATATTCCCTTCACGGAAGTAAGCCATGAAATCAGGCACTTCGGTCGCACCTTCCATCATTGCATCAAACATAACTTCTAAGTCACCGATGGTATCTGATAACTTATCACGCAGATGGTCTTGAACATTGCGCTTGGCAATTGGTTTTTCGACGACTTGCTTCTTTTCAGCAATACGAGCATTGCCATAAGCTAGCAATTCGGCAATCTTATTAGTAATAAACTCGGCATCAGGTGACATCGGGCAACCACGCAATATCATTTTAGAGATACTGCCAATGGTAATACCAACACGGCTATCTTCACATTCAGCAAATGCGGCGATTTCTGCCTTGCCCCATTTCAAATACTGCTGACCAAATTCTACAACATATTTGCGCATATCGGCGGCGCTCATATAATAATTGTAGAAATAAAGAGCGTGAGTAATCTCCTGACGCAATTTATCAGGAGACCACTTTTTAGCATCAGTCCACACTGGTTCTGGACCAGTGAACTTTTCATCCATAAATTTAGGTTGACGAACAACGGTCTTTTTAGGTTTGGTCTTCAACATAAGTGCGGATTTAGCCATTTTTACTTCTCCAAATTGCGGTCATAGAAACCATAGTGTTGTGATACATAACGGTCATACCGATCATCAATATAACCATTGTCAATGTCAAACCATCCACGATCCTTGTAGTAGTCATACCCGTAATCATAGGTTGTGTCAACATATTTTTGTGTGGGTGCTGCTTCAAGTGCTTCTACCAACTGTGCAGTAGGCACACCGTGTGCAACATAACCAGCCGTGCACAAATCATAATATGACTGATTAGGTGTCAATTCATAATCTTGGTCAGCCATGCTATAAACCCAAGCTACATATGCTTCGGTCTCAGTTTGAACCAAAACACGTTGACGCAAGTAATATGTGGGAAATCCTTCAAGACGGTCAAGCGCAATCATATCGCTATCGCTAACTTCCCATAACACGCCGCTGACAATGCTGCCAGGTTGAATTTCAATATCGGCATGGTTACGAAACACAAGACGATAATCGTTCAGATACGCAACACCTATCAGTGTAGCATCGGGGCAACGCTTTGCCATCTGATCAGGGTGAGTGTTCATTCCGTATCCGAAATAATAACTGCGATACTCCATAATATTATACTTTCCTTAAAAATCGGGCAGACCTTGCCCCAACGAGGGCATACACTGCCCTATAACGTAAAATACCATGGTTTAGAATTTTGTCAAGCATTATTTTTAATTATATTAGGGCATAAAAAACCCTTGACAAATAGCCCAATTATGATAAATTTATAACATGTGGCCTCTTGTAATCACCTTTTTCATCGTTACCGCCTTCCTTATTTTCAAGGTTGCGGAAGCTATGTGGGAATTAGATGATTGGATAGCAGAAACCGATAAACGGTGGGCAGAAGAATATGATTATGTTCTTGATAGATTTGTCAAAAAACCGACACTTAAGCCCGAACCAACCCCAGAACCTGTCAAAAATTTGACACCTAAACTGGAAAACTTCCCAAAAAGTAGTGAAGATGCCAAGGCAAAAATCGAACGATTGATGAAAAAAAGTGCTTGACACCCCTTAAATCTGTGTTATATTAAATTATAGTCAACTGATGGAGAACGGTAATGGCTTATATGTCGCAGGAAAAGAAGTCCAAGATTGCCCCTACGGTTAAGAAAATCCTTGCCAAATATGGCGTCAAGGGTTCGTTGGCGGTTTCAAATCACATGACACTTGTGCTTAATGTTAAGAGCGGTCCTATTGACTTTATCCAGAATTACAACGATACGGTTGGAAATCAACCTGGCGGGTTTCGTCTTGGTTCGCCAGCGGTTGACCATGTTGATGTCAACCCTTACTGGTATCAGGACCAGTTCAGCGGTAAGGCTAAAAATTTCTTGAAGGAAATTTTGACTGCCATGAATGATGGCAATCACGACCGTAGCGATGTCCAATCGGATTACTATGATATTGGATGGTATGTTGATGTCAATATCGGCAAGTGGAACAAACCTTATATTCTTTCCAAGTAGGGATTAATTCAATGGCACAGGCAAATACAAGTCAAGGTAAAATCTCCACGGTTCTTCATAACCGTTATTTTACAAAAGGTGTACAAGATGCACTTGCTGGTCGTCCCTTTGATCCAGATTATGACAAGTGGGATGTAACCACACACAGCAATGCACAATGGTGCTATGAGCGTGGTCGCCAATATGGTATTGCCACAGGCGGCAAAATTCCTACTAAAACTGGCAAACGTATTAACTTTTCTGCGATGGTGGAATTTTCACGTCTTTATCGTGAGGGAATTATACTTTAAAAAAAAATAAATTTTTATTACGTAATAAAAAAGGCGGGAAAAATTCCCGCCTTTTCTTTATTCTATCTAGATTAGATTAGAACTTTGCAGTTAGACCAACTGCGAAAGCATCGCCAGTTGCATTGAAGTTTGATGAAGTATCAAAGCTACGATACACAGTTGCGCTTACGCTGTAGTTTGAAGTGATGTCATAAGTTACACCAGTTCCAAGACGATGACTTTGCCATCCATAAGTGTTGCTATCAACAGCACTACGATAACGATACTGAACAGCATTGAGAGTTAGACCAGGCATAATGGTATAATCTGCATTGCCATAAAGTGCATAATATGGATAGTTAGTTGGAGCAAGGAAACGCTCACCAACACCGACCTTACCACTTAGGGTAACACCAGCCATTGATGGAAGTGCGTAGCCAGCTTGTGCTTCAACAGTCATCTTGATTGTATTATCAAGATACTGAGTTGGACCTACTGCACCACCAACTGAGAAACCGCCGCCAAGATTATGCTTATAGCTAACGCCATATGTATCATCAGCCTTTGCACCGAAATTGTTGCCAAGGTCTTGACCATAAGTGATAGTCAAGCTATCATTTGAAGTAGGAGCAGGAGCAGCAACTGGTGCAGGAGCAGCAGGAGCCTTTGCCTTGCTTGGTAGATCAGTTGCACTTGCTGCAACAGTAAGTGCCAATAATGCCATAGTAGTCGTAATAAAAGTCTTCATTATATTTTCCTTTCTGATTGTGGTTATATCATAGACAACGAAGTTTGTCTAATTTTTTCTCAAGTTAGTAAAACATTTACTAATTGAAGGCAACGTTTGGTTTTTACTCCATAAGTTTTAAAATTTCGATTTTGCATCGCTGCCATGCCCCCCACAATTCGGGAAGCATAGATATTTATTCAACGCAAGACCAACATATAATAAAATG